CACTCCATCACCGAGATCGGCGTCGGCGGTCGCGGTGATTTGCACCTGCCCGAGCTTGCCGCCAGCGCGCACGAGCGCCATGGTGCTGTCAGACGTATCGACGATCACGGTGACGATGGTGCTGTCAGAGCTTGCCCATTCTACCGCGCCGTCAACTTCGGCAGCATTGCCATTCGCATCGACATAGGCGACCTGAACGTGAACTTGCTTATCAGCAGGAAGCGTATAGGACATATCATTTCCTCTTGCGGTTACAGTGAAAGCGCCGAAGCGCAACGTGACGAAGCATCCGGCCTTGGTAGGTTCGGTGAGAATTTCCAGCGTGCCGCCAAGCTTGAAAGCGACGGTCGTCATTGTCTGCGCTCAATGCGGTGGGACGTTACAAGCTTTGAAAGCAGTGTCGATCAGCCGCTCAAAGCGGTTGCCGCTTTCGTAAGTTGTCCACGCCGACAAGCCCATGAACAAGACATTAAAGATCACAATCGCCAGCACGGCGGGAGTGCTCTTGAGCGCTTCGATTGCCGATTGCGCAGTCTTTCCGGCTTGCTCGGCGGGGCCGCCGGAAGTCATGGATACAATCCCTCGACCATGAACACGGCAAGATCAGAAACGCCGCCAACTGTCCAACCGGCTTTATCTTTGTCTGTCGCTATTTTCGATTTGTCGAGAATGGCGGCATAGTCGCCATAGCGCCAACGCGAAGACCAATCTATCTCCTGCCCTTTTGTTTGCAGCCACGCCGATGCGGTAGAAGGCGGCGGACCGGCGATGTAGCCACACACGATGAGTCCGTTGGGAGCTTCGATGCCCTGCGGCAATGGATCAGATGTTCGTGCGTAAGCGATGCCGTGGTCATTGTTCGTAACGTCAACCACGATATTTGTGCTCTGGCCGCCGAACGTCAGCGGAAAAAGTTGTGAGGCAACGAACGGTTTCGTCGTCGCCGGACCAATGTAGAGACTTGAGAAAGCGCACGCCGCTGCAATGGTGACGCGGGTTTGCAAGCCCGGTCCGTATCCCGCCATAAGCATCTGCGACGGGCCGATTTGGGTCGCGAATGTGTAAAGAGCCCAACCGCTAGACCAGCCAGTCATTTGGCTGATGCCGCTCGGATTGACGCGGGCGACGGGCCACCAACCATGCGGCAGGGGCAACGGCTCGATGACCGGCAGCACACCGAAGGGATACGCATCGTATTCCGACCAGTAGGTCCACGGGTCTTTCGGCGAGATATCCCGATGCGCGCGAAAGTCCATGCATTCGGAGAAAGTGTGCGCGTGCTCCGGATGTGTCACGCTATCGACGGTCTCAAGCAGACACAGCAAAACCGCCGGGCTTTGTGCGCGTTGCATTGATTTGGCACGCGCTTCGGCATTGAATTGGTCTTCGGTGAAATAGGAATCTTCCGGATATGTGGGGTTTTGCCACTTGTCCATCAGAGCGGCGAGCGCATCAGGATCGAGCGCGTCATGCTGCCCGCTGTGCACGATCATCGCTGGTTTTGCGAGATCGGGCGAGCCGATGAAATAGTGATTGACGTTCATTTGGTGGGCACCACCGGAGGATTAACCACCTTCCAGCGCTGGCGTTGCTCCGGGCCGCTCGGCTGCGATGCAAAATAGGTGTCCATTTCATCTTGCGTATGCATGCAAGGCTGCGGATCGGTCGAACCTTGATTCCACGTCTTGCCGCAGATGTTGCACATCACGCCAGTGATGACTTGGCCCGTAACCGGATCAGGCACCGGCTGCTCATTAGGCGGATAAATCAGGCTCATTGCTCACGCTCCGTTTTAGTGGGCGATGAAAGCACCGCTCGGCGTCGACGTATTGAATGGAGGCGACCAATTCGTCGCCATGCCAGCGCCGGTCGCGTCGATGAAAGCCCCTTGCGCGGCCAGCACGTCCCACGTTGAATTGCCGGTATAGGTACTGTTGTTGATCCACACCGTCGCGTTGCCATAAGAATATAGCCCATAAGTCGCGTGATTATTGACCAGCGCGTTTTGCATCAGGACGGTTGCGCATCCGGCGACGATGATCCCGGCATAATTGACCTGCAATTGCGTGCCGGGATTGCAGGCGATCAATCCGCCCTGCAAACATTGAACCGCAGCATTGCCATTGGGCGGACCGTGACCGGCAACATAGAGCTTTCCGAACCATTGCCAGCCGCCGAGATTTTGCAAGCCGCAAACGCTGTTGCTGACAAGATTCGTATAAGCAACGTTCGAATATGCGATAAAGCCACCGCCATTGTTGAAGATGCCGCAGCTTCCGCAATACGAAACCGTAACTGATAGGCTCGAAGAGCATCGCACGAAGGCAGAATCAATGAAAATGCCATTTGCCCCGAAGCCCCAAATCGCGACTCCATCCAGCCAGCAATCGGCGAGAGCATAGACGCCGTTGCCTTGATTGAATGGCGGCGTGGCAGCGGCAACTGTCTGACTTCCGGTGACCAAGAGATAGCGCAAAGTAATGCCGTGCTGGAAGATCAAGAAACCGTTGATGCCTCCGGTAAACGAAAGCTCGGTCGCGTACACGCTGCGCAGATAGATGATGTGATTGTTGCCGTCTGATGCTTGGTGGTAGCCGCCAATCGAAAAATTGTTTGGCTGCGGTGAGCCTCCCAGCAACGCGCCGCCCTGAATTGCAACGCGGTTCATGTTGGGGTGATTAACTTCCACCGTCGTGGAATAGGTCCACTTCCCGACCGCGCACATGAATGTCACGTAGCCGGTGCTCGTGATGATGTATTGCCCGAGCCAATGCATTGCCGCGTTGAGATCGGTGAAATCCGCATTCACGCCGTGCACAGTTTTTACAATCGGGCTCGTGATGTATTTCTGCGCAAACAGCGCCATCAACGCTTGCCATAACTGCGTGAGATCGCCGTGCGTCGGCACAATGCCCGCGCGCTGAATGACTTCGATGATCTCGATCTGCGATTCATCGAAAGCGGGCGCGGGAGGGATCGAGCCCTCTGCACCGGTCACCGGATTGGCATTCACGAAGCGCGAATAGTTGCGCGTGCCCGGCGGCATCACGATAGGAACGGGCGGAGTTCCGTACGGCGGAGAATAATCGATTGTCGCCTCCTATTTGACTGTAGCGCGACGCGTTATCCACGCGCGCTTTGTCCATTCGCTACGTCGTGCCTTAGTAACCGGATCGGCATTTAGCTTTTTGATTTTTTCGCGAAATTCTATTTGCGCCCACCGATCAATTGCAGCGAGACGTTTCGCTTTACCGCCTTTGCCAATGTTTCCTTTGATAGTTTTGTCGCGGTATTCAGGATCAAGCCAGAGGACCTTGCATCGCTCCGAATGGTGAGCAAGCAATCGTGGATTGCTCCACGCGATGACATTTGATGCTCGAACTTTTTCAATGAATTCGGGACTTCGCGATTTTGCACGCGGTGGATTTTCGCCGCCTAATGTTTGATTCCAAAGTTGCCCATGCGGATAAGACGCAATTAACTCGACTTCTTTTATGAACGCTTGTTCGTCAGTTAGTCCATCGATCAGCGTCACGATTTCTAGGCTTGAGCCATTGCGCCAAGCCTTCGCCATGCGATTGTGCAGATGCGTTGCTCGTACCACTTCGCCAGCCGCACGCGCTCGCAAAAGTTGATGCATCTTCTGCACATGGCGAATTGCTCGGCGTCCGCTTCCTTTGCCGATGTATTTGACAACATCATCAACGATGATTGCGTAAACGTAGGCCATATCTATTTGCGGCGTTGGCGCGCAGCGGACACAGTCAGCGACGGTGTTGGTAGATCGAGCGAGCTAATCGAGAATTCGCTTGCCGCAATTCCCGGTGGAGGGCCGGGAAAAACCGGCGGCGTGTAGATCGGCAGTGACGGCGGAACCAATGGCGGCAGCACAATTGTGAATGGCCGATCTGGCCACGCGTCCTCATATCGACTCGATGGAAAGGTCGGCCATCCTTGACCATCGATAGGTTTGGGCGGCTGCAAATCGCTCACGGCAGCACCGGAGGCGTATAAGCTGGGGGCGTATAGATCGGATCGGGCGTCGTGTAGGGCATCGGCGGCGCTGTCCCTTCATAAGCTTCGTGCGTGCCCGCGTAGGGATCGCCGTACGGCTGCACGCCGGAATAATCGAACAGCACAACGGTGTGCGCAGGTGCCCAACGGCGAATAACGCATTCGAGGTCTTCCGCATGCGCGATCCGCAACATCGGATCGATGCCAGCCTGTCCTTTGCTGGCACGAAACCAAGTTAAACGCACGCGCCCGACCCGTACCGTCCATGCAAAGCGGATTGTCGGTGGGCCGATCTGCGCCTGCCATAAGCCAAGCGTGCCATCAGCATTCAGTGTGCGGGTATCGCCGCAGCGATCTAAGCCGCACATGAACGGGCGATATTCGCGGATGCTGATCGTGTATCCAAGTTGCGCCGCGACACTGATGAAAAACTCTCGACTCTGCGCGCCGAGAATCGTCATCCGCTGTACAAGATGCGTTTGCCGCTCGCCGATAGTCCATTGGTGTGGATACCAGCATGGATCGGGCAGGCCCCATGCCCGCTCCCACGAGTCCAACATCTCGACGGTCTGACGCGGATCGCTTTCGCGTTCTAAGAGATCAGCGGCGCGCCCGTCGACCCAGCCCATGATGCCCGCGAGCCCGCGCACCGCCATTTGCAGCACGCTATCGGGCCAGCGCGGCCACGCGATGCCTTGCGGCAATAGCGCCGAGAGCGCCCACCAATACTCATCTTGCCCGCGCCGGATGTGGCGATCATGCGGCGTCGGCGCACCCGGCGTCAGATTTGGCGACGGCAATTGCGTCGGCGATTGCGGTGGCGACGGCACAACCGGACTAAACGGCGTGACGCTGGGAATGGTCATGGCACCGGATAGCTGATCGTGCCTAACACCGCGAGAGCGCCATTGTGCGGCATCGGATGATCATCCATGTCGAGATCAAAATCTTGCGTGACGCGATTGATTGCTTCTGCGACCCACGCCGCCATGATTGTAGTGCCGGGCAAAAGCTGCCCGTTGATCGTGTGCGCGCACATCGCCCGCTCGGTTAGCATCGCCGCCACGGATTGCGCGACTTGCGCACGCAAGTTCATCGAATCGTTGGCGAGCGTAAGATGAAAATCGATGGGCTCGGGAACCGGCGAGGTCACATAGAAATCGCGCACCGCAACCGGCCGCTTTTGATCCAAATAGCCGTAGACCACGTTGATGTCGTCCATAGTCGGAAAGCCGCCGGTATCGGCGCGCAGCGCGTCGACCATGAAGCGCACGGTGACCGTGCCCATTCCAAGCTCGCGAGCGGCAACCCAACAGCGCGTTACGGATGGAATCGACATCGCCCATTGCCAATAATCATCAGCGTCGCCGCCCATTGGTGGCTGGCGAATTCGGGCGAGCACGCGGGCGCGAAGTTGTTCGTCGGTTTCGGTTTCTAAGCCGCCGCGCAAATCGATGACGACAACGTCACCAGCAACGCCGAACTGCGACGTGGTCGGTGCGAGCAATGTGCCCGCCAACTGGTTGCCGCTCGTACCGGGATTGAGCGCCTTGACCGCGACTTCGGCGGGTTGAAAAGGCAAATCCGGCAAGGTTAGGAATTCCAGCGTTTCGTAAGTGTCGCCGCTCGGTGCGGTCAGGCCAAAACCTTCGGGAATGAGCACGCCCGGCGTTCCGGAGAATCCCACTGTGCCACTCGCTGGCATCGGCGATTTGCGCCCGAGACTCCCGTCTGCATTTACAAGCCAGATCGTACCATGCCGGTCCAGCCAAATTGTTTCGGCGGTATCGGGCATCAATTGCAGCGCGAGCCAATCGAGAAATTTGAGCAACAACCGCGCGAGGCCCGCTTGCGCATCCGCCATGACGCGCAGCACCGTGTTGCCGACGACTGCCGCACCCGCCAACGACGTGGTGATGTCGTTGCGCACCATCTCGCGGACTTGCCGCAATGAGGGAGTCTGCCACGGCATTAGGGCCGCCATCCGTAAGGCGACAACATCGGCTCTTCGGTCATCGCCGCCCACAGGTCTTGAAAGACAAGCTCGATCTCAGGCAATGGCCCGCGCCAGAACACCATGCGGACATCGACGCGCTCGCGGCCGATGCGCTCGGCTTGCACATCGACGGCGCTGCACATTTTCATGCTCACGAGCGGTTGCACCGCGTTGCGCGAATAGGTTTCTGCGCGCACGACCGTGTCACCCTCCCACGACCATGCATCGGATATTTTTGCCCGTTCCAGCAGCCAGTTTTTTGTCCCGATAGGCCAGCCACGCCAAATCGAGGCTGCATCCATGTCGCCCCACCAACCGCGCCGGTCATCGCTATCGGGATCGGGACGAATTTCGCTCACATCCGCCAAGGCGTCGGTCATCAGCGCGACCTTGACGTAGTTCGCCAACTCTTGCCGCTCATCGAGCACGCCGGTCGGCATCAATAGCCAATCGGCGACGGTCTCGCGCAACGATGCGCTCGATACGATGCGAACGTCTGTCATTGATTTTCCTCAGAAGCTTAATCCGACCGGCGGCTGCGAAAGCACGCGCAGATGGCGCGGACAGAAGCACGGATTTATCACCCCGTTCTGCATTTCGATCTCATCCGAGCGCGACGGATCGGCGTAGATGCGCTGCGCCAGATAGAGCGAAGGCATGGGCGCGCCCGTGCTGTAGGTCATGAAGCGCGGTAGCTGTAGCTCTTTGGTCGCAAGATGATTAATCATCTGTCCGCTTAGTGCGTTGAGGCTCTGATAGTAGGAGATATCCAACTCTTCGAGGCCGAGCGCGCGCGCTGCCTCGAATGCGTCGCGCATGTGCAGGATCATGTTCTGCACTTCGGTTTGCGTCGGGAACGCGATGCGCGCGACGATCCTGCATTCTTCCGCAAGCGTCATGACCAATGCGTTTTGCATGACGACTTGCGTAAAGCTCGATGTGCTGGCCGATTGCGACATCAGATATTGCCGCGCCGCTTCGATCCCGGCGTATTGCGCGCCTGCGGCATCGGCAGCGAGAAAGATGGCCTGCAAATCGGTGCCCAGCGTAGTGCCGCGAATAGCCTCTTCGGCATGGTCGCGCAACGTCGTCACGAGTCTGCGGCAAATATCACGTGACGGCGTTTGCCCCGGCGGCAGGCTCATCAATATGTAATTGAGGAACGTGCGCAGCATCTTTGCCGCTTCGTCGGCCTGCGAGAAGTAGCTGCGCGGCCAGGGCGCAACAATCTCTTGCACGGTCAAGCGCGGGAAGCCGAAGCGTGGCCGATCAATCGTATAATCATTGGCCTTCAGTGACGTATTGATTTCAATCGTAAGGGCCGGGGCAAAATCTAATGCGCCGGTCGAGAAATCGGCAGGCTTTGCGAATTGATAATTCTTGAGTAGAGGCGGCACGCCGAAGGCTGGCGCGGATATGATCATCGCATTGGTGAAGAGGACGTACTTCTGGCCGAAAGCTGGCACAACCGGAATGCTTGGCGATCCGACCGAATAGGCGTTGGCATGCAGCGCTTGATAGACGCGCAGCGCGGGCAAGCTAGATGTCGGCGAGGCAACCGCGTAAGGATTGGCGCTAAAATGCTTGATCGATGACGCTGTCGTCAGCGTCGGCTTGGCAAGATCAGGCGAACCGAGCGAATACGCGTTAGCCGTATAGGCGACGCGAACCTTTAGCGTCGGGGTCGCGAGCGCGGGCGAGCCGACCGCCCAATCCGCCCCAACCAGCATGATGCCGGATTGAAAGGCGTTAGTCTGAAACGCAACCGGTGAGCCTTGGAATGCAGGATTACCGGACACGCGTTACCTGCGACCAATGCGGCCTTGCAAGACCGGACGATTGCCAGGAGTGCTCGCATTGAGATAATAGTTGCCGGGTTGTGTCGCGCCAGATGAGGCAAAAATCGATGCTAGGTGAAATCCCTCGGAGGGATTGTTGTACGCATATGCGGGGGTGTCCCAGGTGTTCGCATCTGCATAGTGCATGGAATATCCGTAGGCATCGGTGAAAATCTGGCTTCCGTCTGGATCGATGACGATCCAAGTCCTGAGCGTAATACCACTGCCACTACCGCCGTAACCAGCACTCGCAAACCGTAGGTCAATTATCTCGTCTGCCCAATTGAGCCAACCGATACGAATCTCGGCGTTTATTTCCGACATGGATGTCGAAATCGCTCGACTGGCTGTGTAGTAATTTGTGCACAGTATCGCTTTGTCGTTGATCCATGAACGCACGGTGCGAAGCGTCGGACTATCTTGGAATTGCGACGACGCATTGGTGCGGATCATGCCGATGAGCGTGCGCGTCTCGTCGCCAGACTTTATCTCGGTTCCGGAATTGCCAGCGACGATGCTCGTCGCGTGTCCAGTGGTCGAGAAGTCCGCCGTGAGCACGCCAGAATTGCTCCAGCAATAGACGTAATACAACGTAGATGCTGCAAGATTCTGACCGGCAACACCGTTGACATAGACGCTCGTATTGCCAAGCCCGACAACGCCGCTGGACGGGATCGTGAAGATGTTGCCGTTAATGACAATCTGATTGCCCTTGAACGGCAAGTAACTCAGAGCCGTCGCGCTGACATATTTGAGCGCGCCGCCGATCAACAAAGGAGGTGGCGCAGCCTGCGGGGCGGGGATCGGCACACCTTGATAATCCGTCGCGCCCGTCGAATGAATATCGAGCGTGCCATTCTGCTTGATCGTGGCGCTCGCATTGCCGTTTATGGTCGCGCCGCCCGTGCCGGTGATAGTGACATCGCCGCTGCCGATGTTTCGCACCCGCGTTTTCCAGCCGAGCGGCATGTTGCCGCTGGACGGCGCAGCGATGCCAACCGCGACCCCGGCGCCGTTGTTGTAGGTGACTAGCGAGAGATGATCGGCATTCGTGATTGTGTCGGTCGCCGCTGTAACGCTGCGATAACCCATCCACAAGTCGTGATCGGCATTCCAATCCGATGGACGCGCGAGCGTCGCGTCGGTGCCATCCGCAACCGATGACTGGAATTTATGCTTTAGGCTTTTGGCGGTCATGATCCGGGGATACCGATATCGAAGGCCGGAAGCGACCAAACATTTCCGGCGGTCACTCCCTGCGCGGCGGCAAGATCATTGTCGACCAAAAGCCGGGAATTGACGTTGTCGGTAACAGCCCATCGTGAGGCGTTCCCCGAACCGGTCACTGCGCCGTTGGTCACCGCTACGGTGGTCACCTTCGATCCATTGGGCGAGCGCGCGGTCGGCCCCGTCAATGCAAGCCCGGCACCGAAGCTCATATTGCCGAGCGCATAGGTTGTCGTCGCGCCTGCAAAGTCGAGCGGTTCTTGCGAGCATATAAAAATATGCGTCGCCGTTGCTTGAAGTTGAATGAGTCCAT